CGTTTCCCGGTTGGATAGTGGGGGACAACCAGCGATACCCATTCCTCCCATGGGATGATCTCGTCCATGATTTCCAGAAACTCTTCCCGTTTTGTTTTCTTTTTCCGGCATCTATATTCCATATCGCTAAAACTTTCCTGTTTCATACTCCGCGCCCCCTTTCCCTTATTTTATCACATCTTTTATCATTTCGGGGGATTAAATCAGCGTTTCCTTAGAAGTACAAGCCTGTCCGCCAAAAGCTGGACAAGGTTGCCCCAGCCAGACGGGAGCAATTCGAGCAGCGCCACAGCGCCGATCTTGCCCTTTTCGATGCCGCCGTCCGTTACCTGGACACGCTGAAATCTTCCGGCGAGACCATCACCCCCAAGGTGTGGAAGGCCGAGGCCCAAAGGCTGACCGCCGAAAAAGAGGCCGACTATCTGACAATGCGCTCCATGCGGGAGGACATTAAGGCGGTGGAAACTCTGAAAAAGACCGCCGACCGGCTTGCCAGGGAGGGCCAGACCCAGTGTAGGGAGGAACCGGAGCGATGACCTATCAGCAATATCGGGCCGTCCGGCGGCTGGTACATAGCTGCTGCAACTACCAAGACGGCAACTGCCTCCTGCTGGACGACGGGGAAGAATGTGTCTGCCCGCAGGCGATTTCCTACTCGCTGATCTGCCGCTGGTTCCGGGCCGCTGTCCTGCCGCTGGACAAGGAACTATACGGCGCTTTGCTCCCGGCCCCGGCTGTCGGGCGGCGGCGCTGCCGGAAGTGCAAGCGGATTTTCACCCCGCCCCGGCACAACACCCTTTACTGCCCCACCTGTGCCGCAAAACGGGCCAAGCGGAGCAAGCGGGATTGGGCCAGGAAAAAGAGGGCTGGTGCGTAGAAAAAGTACCCTCTGAAAATCCGCTTATATCAAGGCTTTCAAAGCCGCTCTCGATAGGGGGCCTGTATGTTTCCATTCCGAAACGCTAAAACGGCTCTCTAACGGCCCATAAATCGGGAAGTGAACACGATTGCTGACTACATGACCGCCGACACCAAATTACCGCCCTACATCCCCTATCCCCGCTTTCTGATGGAGGCGGATTTGGCGCTGGCTACAAACGTTCTACTGGACAGGGCGCAGCTTTCCCAGGCCAACGGCTGGGCGGATGACAACGGCCAGATTTACATTGTCTTTCCCGTTGCCGAAATTGCCAACGCCATTGACTGCAGCCCCATGACCGTCAAGAACGCTTTGAACGAACTGGAAACCGCCGGTCTGATTGAGCGTCACCGGCGGGGCCAGTCCCAGCCGAACCGCATTTTTGTGAAGATACCTGATGGACAAGATATTGTCCGCTTGATGGACAAAAAACTGTCTGCCAGACGGACAGAAAATTGTCCACTAATAACCTTACAAGTAACCTGAGTGAATTACCTTACGGGAGCGAGGGCGCGTGTGCCCGCGCGCAAGGCCGCTATGAAAATGTTTTTCTGACCGAGGAGGAGGTTGCCGAGCTGCAAGCCGACTTCCCCACTGTCTGGCAGGAGTACATCGAGAGATTGTCCGAGTATATGGCCTCCACCGGCAAGACCTACAAAAGCCACGCCGCCACTATTCGCCGCTGGGCCAAGGAGGACAGGCGCAAGGGCAAGGGTGTAGCTGACTATTCGTGCAAGGAGGGCGAGAGCCTATGAATGATTTTGACAGCATCATCAAGCGCATTACTGTGACCCGGCTGGAACCGGGGGACTACACCGGCGAGGACGGGCTTTTGTATTGCGGGAAGTGCCGCACCCCGAAACAGTTTCGCATGGAGGCCCCGCCGTTGGAGGGCCGCTTGCTCCCCCATCCCTGCCGCTGTGAGCAGGAGCGGCTTGACCAGGAGGCGGCAGAGCAGGAGGCCCGCCGTCACCGTCAGGCTGTGGCCGACTTGAAACGTCGGGGCTTCACCGACCCGGCTATGCGGGAGTGGACATTTGCCAACGACAACGGCAAATGCCCGCAGATGAAACACGCCCGTTTCTATGTTGAGCATTGGGACACCATGCAGGAGGAAAACATCGGCTATCTGCTTTGGGGCGGTGTGGGGACTGGCAAAAGCTACTTCGCCGGTTGCATCGCCAACGCTCTGATGGAGCAGGAGGTGGCCGTCCGCATGACGAACTTTGCCCTGATTTTGAACGACCTGACTGCCAGTTTTGAGGGCCGCAACGAGTACATAACCCGCTTCTGTCGCGCCCCGTTGCTTATCCTAGACGACTTCGGCATGGAGCGCGGGACGGAGTACAGTTTGGAGCAGGTCTACAACGCGATTGACAGCCGTTACCGCAGCCACAGGCCGCTGATCGTCACCACCAACCTGTCCCTCAAGGACTTGCAGCACCCCCAGGACACCGCCCGTGCCCGTATCTATGACCGGCTGTTGGAAATGTGCGCCCCCATCCGCTTTTCCGGCGAGAATTTCCGCAGGGCCACGGCGCAGGACAAGCTGGCACGTCTAAAAAATCTGATGGAACCGCCCGCCCTCTCCCCTGCCGCAGATGACTAATGGACAGGCAATTTCGCATAGGCTGTTGTGAAAGGCTGGGTGATATGATTTGCAGACACAGGAGCTATGCAAAAGCGTTTTCAAGGATGGCTCCACTGAAACGACAAAAGAGAATTTTACACACAAGCTGACCGAGTTGATCAATCAGCTGGAAAAGGAAAAACAGGCCATAGCCCAAAAATAATGTGACAAGCTGTTTTCTGTGTGCTATACTGTAAGCAGGAAACAGCTTGTCCTATCTCTAAGGAGATATGAACATGAAAGCAGCAATCTACTGCCGTTTATCCGAGGAAGATAGAAACAAGCAATTTGAAACCGACGACAGCAACAGCATTCAGAATCAAAAGGCCATGCTGCTGCAATATGCGATGGAACAGGGGTGGGAAGTTTATAACCTTTACAGTGATGATGATTACACAGGTTCAGACCGCAGACGGCCCGAGTTTAACCACTTGCTGGAGGACGCAAAGGCCCATCGCTTTGATATTGTTCTCTGCAAGACCCAATCCCGCTTTACCCGTGAGCTGGAGCTGGTAGAAAAGTACATCCACGGCCTGTTCCCTATCTGGGGCATCCGCTTTGTCAGTATCGTGGACAACGCCGACACCGCCAACAAGGGCAACAAGAAGTCACGGCAGATCAACGGGCTGGTGAACGAGTGGTATCTGGAGGATATGTCGGAGAACATCCGAAGCGTCCTCACCAACCGGAGGCAGAACGGCTTCCACATCGGTGCCTTTGCCCTCTACGGCTACCAAAAAGACCCCGACCAGAAAGGCCATCTGATTATTGACGAGGAGGCCGCCGCCGTTGTCCGGGAGGTGTTCACCCTCTTTTCTCAGGGCTACGGCAAGACGGCTATCGCCCGGATGCTCAATGACCGGGGCATCCCCAACCCCACCGAGTACAAGCGGCTCCACGGTTTGCGCTACCAGCAGCCCAAGCGGAAAAACAGCACTCTCTGGAAGTATTTCGCCATCTCCGATATGCTCACCAACGAAATCTATATTGGGAACATGGTGCAGGGCAAGTATGGGAGCGTGTCCTACAAGACCAAGCAGAACAAGCCCCGCCCTCAAAGCGAGTGGTATCGTGTGGAGGGAACCCACGAGGCCATCATCGACCGCCCCCTCTGGAACCGGGTACAGTCCATGATCGCAGAGCGGGCCAAGCCCTTTGACTGCGGCACTGTGGGCCTGTTCGCCCGGAAAGCAATCTGCGCCAACTGCGGCTACACTATGCGCTCCTCCAAAAATCGCGGGCGGCACTACCTCCAATGCTCTAACCGCCATGTGGCAAAGGACGCCTGTATTGGTTCCTTTATTTCCGTGGAAAAGCTGGAGCGGATGGTGATCGACGAGCTGAACCGACTGGCGGCGGCGTATCTGGACAAAGACGAGCTGGAGCGGAGCATTGAGTTTTGCGAAAATCTGCAAGGCCAGAAAAGGCAGCTCCTGGACACCCTCTCTGCCTATGAGAAACGGATTGGCGAGTACACCAAGGGACTGCGGGACTTATATATGGATAAGGTCAAGGGCCTGCTCAACGACAGCGACTTCTCTGCCCTCTCCAAGGAGTTTTCCTCTGAGAAGTCCCGATTGGAGCGTGTTTTGCTGGACGGTCAGCGGCAGCAGGCGGAGCTGGAGGACAGGATTGCCGTAGGAGACAACCGAAAGGACCTGGTGGAGCGGTATGTAAACCAGGAACACTTGACACGGGAAATTGTAGAAATCCTCATTGACCACATCACTGTAGGCAAGCGTATCCCCGGCACCCATGACGTTCCCATTGAAATCCACTGGAATTTTTAAGGAGTATAGACCCCGTGCAGCCCAAAGAAGAATTTGAACAATCCATTCAATCTATTGACAAGGCTCTGGGCGAAATCGAGCGTACCTTGGAACAAATGCTGGCCCTGGCCCAACTGTCCGCCAGCGATTTGAACGTAGACCGGGAGGTTCTGCAAAAGACACTGGAACGCCTCCAGCGCAAGATCGACCGCATCGCCGATACGATTTAGCGCCATTTTTCGCCGTTTTTTGCAATAATGTTGCACTTTCGTGATTGCACCAGAGCAAAAAGCCCGCGTCACCTATGACAACATCCTTCGTCTTTCCGACGACCCGGATGTCAGCGACGCCATCAAGTTCCTGCGAGCCAGAGAAATTGTCCATTTCCAGCGCTTTGGCGAAACGAATCAATCAAGGTGAAGTTAAATCCTCCACTTGATTTCGTAGCTGTCCTCTGTGGCCCTAATCTCCAAAATGAGGTAATCGACCACTTCCCGCTTGCTTTCTATGTCCAGTTCATCCCAATGCGCCATATAGTCTTTCAACTGCTCTACATCGGGCTTTTCGCTGTTCTCCAGCGGGGAAAGTTCGCTTAACTGCTGCCTGTATACACTGGCCTGTGCGTCAAGTTCTTTGATACGCTTATTAATGTACTCCATCAGAATATCATTTGCATCTGATACTTTGGCAACCAACTTATCAATTTCTGCTGTGATTTGCTCCAATTTAACATTGATTTCATGGATTTTCGGATTTTCATGATTGATCTGCGGTTGTGTCAGTGTTTCAAACTCTTTGACGTGTTCCACCATTTCTTCAAGGATACAGGCTTCAAACGCATCAGCATTGATACCCCCCACGCCCTCACATCGGTTAGTCTGCATTCTGCGGCTGCAAATAAAGTACCGTATGATCCTCGTCTTTAACTTGCACTTTCGGATCGTCAGTGCATAACCACACTTACCACATTTGACTTTGCCAACCAACCATGTATTGTGTCCTTTAAGCGGCCTTGCAACCTGTTTGTTATTCAGGCATTTCATCCTTGCTCTCAGCCAAATATCAGACGAAACAATACCATCATGCGGGGCCAATACCACGTGCTGCCCTTCAAGGTGGACGGATTTACGTCCAGCGTCCTTATCAGAGTACAGATAGCAACCATTCACACCCATATAATCTTCAGGGCTGTTGTGTAGCACTGTCCCTTGATCTTTATAAAATCGGTATACGTCCAAATCTGCTTTGACATAAACAGGATTCTTAACCATATCAGCAATGCGGCATCTATCCCATGCTCCATCTTTGGTACGGCTGTTGGTAATCCCATTCTCTATCAGATAACGGACAATATCACCATAGGAAGTTTGAGGCTGTGCGTACATGGAGAAAATCAGCTTTACCACTTCTGCTTCTTCAGGGATAATCGCATAATGAGCGGTCTTTTTCCCATCAATCGTAAATGGCTCCAGTTTATAGCCGTATGGAATACGACCACCCATATAAAATCCTTTGCGGCTCCGGGATATATAGGCATCCATTACTCGCTGCTGAATAGTTTCTCTCTCCAGTTCCGCAAATACGACAATGATTTTTAACATTGCCCGTCCCATAGGGCTTGACGTGTCAAATTTTTCGGTACACGATACAAATTCAACCCCGTATTGCTGAAATTCGGTAAACAGGTTCATGAAGTCCATGACCGATCTGCTAATACGATCCAGCTTATAAACAATAACCCGGTTTACCTCTCCCCTACGTATAGCCTCCATCATGATTTGAAATTGTGGGCGGTCTATGTTCTTTCCGCTATAACCTTTGTCCGTAAAGGTCTTATATGCCCCTCCCCTTGTTTCATATTGGCAATACTCAATCTGGCTTTCAATGCTGATACTGTCCACCCGATCTACCGATTGCCTACAATAAATTGCATCATATTTCTGCATCGGCTCTTTCCTTTCTACAAAAAGAGCCGCCAACGGTTATATTATACCGTAGCGGCTCGGATTCTTCAACTCACAAATTTTGAAAATACATTATATAATCCGTTCTGAATATGCTGCTTTGCCTTTTGCCGTTCCTCATCGTTAACGAAAACTGGCTTTAAGTTGCGAACGGTTACTTCCTTACCTCCAACCATCTTCTTGTGTTCGGTTGCTGTGTAACTAACGATATTGCTACTCATCAAACATTTACCACCCCTTTTCTGTGAAATATATTCCCTTTACAGGTTGTCCTATTACTACATAAATCAAAAAATCCCGGCCTGTCAGATTGCTCCAACAGCCGGGAATGTTTTTACATTGGTTTCAGAGGATTATTAATTCTATACTTACCTCTCTTGATGAAAGAATCGTTTAACTCTGTAATCGTATATTGTGAAATGTCCTTTGTCAGTTTCTTCACATCTTTATCATCCAACTTCTGCATCACTTGAACTGGAATTGTAAGATTGTTTTCAATAGAAATGTCCCTTTGCTCAACAATACTTTGTGCCTGTTGTGCGTCCTGCTTAATCTGTTCTTGCATCTTACTGCCTATTAAATCCTTTGACTGTACAGCACCAAATAAAGCACCATATTTACCAAGCATAGTATCCGCAAAGTCAAGAATCTCATATATGGGTTCCTGCTGTTCTTCAGTAAGTACAGCTTCGCCCCTTTTCAACTTTGCAAATACTTCATCCTGCTTTAACGTAGGCTCATCCCCAACAATGCCGCCAGTATGATATACACTATAAGGATAAGTCTCATACAGCTTCGGCCCACCAACTCGATCCAGATACCAAACACCATCATCACCACGTACAGCGGTACGACCAATCAGCGAAGTCAACTGCTTACCTAAATCAAGGTTTGCTTTATTCAGTCTGGCTTTGCCAGCAGCATCCGCACTATGATGTGCCGCCGAGTTTTCTTTCATCTGGTGAACAATATTTTTCACTTGCCCCAAAGTCTGGCTTCCACTGGTGTCATAGTTTCCAGTAGCACCAATCGCAGAGCCGCCTTGAGGTTTCCCGCCAGAAGAACCGCCGACTACATTAGAACCAGAACTTGACTCATATGATGCAATCTGCCGTTGTGTCTCCAGAATAGCATTTAAATAACTGCCATACTGTTGAACCGCTGCGCTTGCTGCATCCCATGCTTTGGTGATTTCATCGTTAGTAACAGAGCCATATTCATAGTTCCAGTTAATCAAATCCTGATATAACGTGTCCCAATGATTATTAATCCGATCAATGGCAAGCTGATACAGCTTTTCTTCAGAAGAAATTGTATTCTCCAGAATGTCAATCTCTTTCTGCTTTTCCTTTTCATAAGAATCAGCCATATCATCAAGCATATCGCTGGTAGCGTCATAGGCATGATCTGATTGATAATCCGCAAGGTCATTAATCTTTTCAGAAAGTTCCTCTTGCAGTTTGGCCTTTTTCGCCGCTGCTTCACGACTATCATCCAAGTCAAGCGCATGAATTTGTTTCCGTAAATCCGCAATTTCTTTCTGCTTGTCTGAAACAGTCTTTGTATAATTATCTTTTTCCTTTTCCAGTTCAAGCGACTTCTTTTGTAAATCTACGATTTCCTTATATGCGTCAACCTGATCCTCCAGAGCCTTAACCTGATTCTTGACTTCCTGCTTAATCATTTCTTCAACGTATTTAAGCAAGTCCTCAAGTGCGCTGGCCTGATCCTCGACAGCCTTCTTTGCCGCCCCATCAACCTTACCAATACTGGTAATAGCAACGTCCGACAGAGAACGCAAAGCGTTAATGCGGTTCAAAGCGTTATTGTACTGCTGCTGATCCAGCCCCAACAACTGCAACTGCGCATACACCAAATCCCAAGTAGAACTTGAGGCCGCATTTGTCGCCGTAGTCAGGTTCATAAGGGCGGCAACATCATTATCAGCTAACGCCTGTCTAAGCTGCTGAACATAGTTTAAGGCAGTTTCAATCGCCATCTGCTGAGTACGGGCCGCAATTACCTTTTGAATATTTTCCTCATTGATAACCAAAAGCCCATTTTCATCTTGCAAATAAGCAAGATTCTCTACGCCAAGTTTTGCAATTTCTTGGAATGTAGAGACTGTAATGTAACCACTTTCAGAAAATTCCTTTGCCGCATCTTTAAGCGTGTCATATAGGTCAGTGATTTGATCCAGCGCATCATGAGCATTGTCTACTACCTGTTGCCATGCTTCAGCGGACACGGTTTTGATTTCATCATAGTAATCCCACCACAAGTCAGACAGCTTGCTAACTTCATCGCTGGTGTCAGAATAGCCAAGAGAACGGTAATATTCTGCCTCCTGATGAACTGCCTCTTGCATTGCTTTGTAATGGTCAATAATTTCGCCTGTATACTTCGTAATACCGCCACGGTCATTATCTTTAACGGCTTGTTCAAGCCAGTTTTTGTTTAGGGTAATAGCGTTCTCATGTTCTTTGCGGTTATTATCAAGAATTGACTTGATTTTATCGAATACTTCTTCCTCGTACTTATAATAGTCATCAAGTTCAATTTCGCCCTTTTCATATGCCGCTTTGTACGCAGAATCCAGCCATTGCAAATAGTCCGCAACCTGTTCCTGATCCATAGCAAGCAAATGTTGATGATACTTATATAAACGTTCAAACTCTGTTTCAGCTTTTTTCGTGCTACTGGAGCCGCTGGAGGATTTGGAATTAGGCAGAACCGAAGTATAGCCCTTAGTAGAGCCTTTACCTGTATTCAGTCGCCCTCCAGCATAAGCGGGGACTACTCCCCTAACAACTGTCGATCCACGCTTAATCTTTTTGGTCTGCTCCGCTGTATAGACAATATCGCCCTCATTCAAATGGGTGATTTCAGGGCCATTAGTACCAACCAGATATGCCCTATTGCCTGATTGTACTAATTCTTCGCCTTCCTCACCGACAAGGGCATCACCCTCCGGGGCATCCTTTGTTCCCTTTGCATAGCCAAAGATACCGCCCAAAATGCTGTTTTTACGTTGCACATCAACAGTAACGGTAACAGTTTTGCCTTTGAGCGTATTAATGGATTTTTGCAAATCATCAACAGCTTTTTGTGCCAAATCTGCGGAGTTTGTAATACCGTCCAATTCGCTTGTAACACTGGCAAATGACAACTCATCTGTCTTTTTCAAGGCATCTTGTAAGCTGACAACTTCGCCCTGCGCATTAGTTAGCGTGATATTATCTGCTTCACTCAGCTTTGTAATAAGCCCCTGTGTGTCCTCTTTGGTAAAATTAAGCTGCGACATTAACTCAGCAAGGCCATCAGCATTGATTGTAACCTCTACACCGTCCTGCGCTGCAAGTCCAAGATCACTAAGGCTTTGTGTCAGAGTTTCAACATTGGCATTGGCATCCAGCAGAGTAACACCGTCAACCTCTCGCAGAACATTTAACAAATCATAAATATCCTTGTTGGTGTAGCCAAGGGAAATAAGCTGATCTGTCAGCGTCCCGACATTAACCGCTGTACCGTCTATAGAATCAGACGCAAGGCCGATTTCCTCCACGGCTTTCATTACAGCGTCAATGTCATAGAAATTAAAATCTCCATACATGGAAAGGGCTTGCATACAGGCCAACGCTGCTTCACTGGTAATGCCCAGCCTGTCAGCCAACAAATCCAAATTGCCAGAATCAAACTGAAAATCATACGATCCATCCGATAATTTCTGAATCTCGGCAATAACCGATCCGTCCTCTGCTTTTATCTCTCCAGCTTCGGAAATAGCATAGAGCCTATCAAGGAATCCCGCTCCCGCTGAATCTGCATCTTTGAAAATACCAACATTCTTCTGCATTGCGGAATAGATTTTATCCAGTCCATCAGCCCAACCCCATTCCTGAAGCTGATCCGCTCCGAACAAAAATTCTGCCGCTGCCCAAAATGCGTTACTGTTAGTAGTCCCAGCTACAAACTGTTCATTCAGTTCTTTGAACGCTGCCGCATATGATTTGAAGTCTGTATCTTTCTCCGGGGCTTTCATCGCCGCATCATACCGGGATTTTGCGTCTGTTACCTCGTCAAACCGCCCACGCAAACCTTCAAGGGCCTCATTCAACGCCAAAGCATCATCGGTAATTAGTGCAAAGCCATCACCGCCCATTGCTTCAGTCTGGAGAACGTGCGCTAAGAATCGTGCGCTCATACCATCCTGTTCCAGTAACGCCGCTAATTCGCCGCTGCTGCTGGCTAAGTCATTGATATTATCTGCTGTGATACCATCAAGACTATTTGCTAATTCCAGTATAGATTTTTTCGTATCTGCAAAGTTTTCTGCATTCCAGAGATTTGACAGAATATCCTTGATCTTTTCGCCATGCACCTGAACGCTTGTTTCTGCATTTTGCAAAGCGTCCTCTACACTTTGATAAAACTGGCTATACAATCTATCGCTTTGTAAGATACTGTCAACCAGCCCTTCAGCGGTAAAGGAGCCGTTTTCATCAAAATCAAAATCAGCGTTCAACTTTTCAATAATGCCTTGTTTAAACTGTTCAAACTCACCTTTAGTTTTGGGATCGTCAATCCCTCTGGCGGCTGCAACATAATACTGTGCAATCAGCTTATTGGCATTGTCGATTGCCTCCACCGCTGGATCAAGTGCATCTGCATAATTGTCATAAGCCTTTGACAGCGCATTAAACACATCATTATCCGATCCAAACTCTTTTCGG